GGCTGCTACTCGTCTATCCAATGCTTTGATGATATTAGACATACCTTTTACGGATCCGGTAACACCATCGAGGATAAACTTAACTGTAAGGAATACAAAATAACCTGCAGCGCTTGCTCCTGCAATTGGAAACCCCACATCAGCTATTAGTTTGAATATCTCTCCCATATTCTATTTATATAGTTTAGATATTAGGTTCGCCATACTTTTGCTTCAATCTTTCTAATGAATTCAAAGGCTTATTGAGTTCGTCAACTTCTTGTTCAATAGTTTTGGCTGGGGAGACATACTCATCTGGGTCATAATGTATGCCATCATTACCGTTTTGAGCTATGGTATCGATACGATCCTCATCCCAGCTAGCTGCTTCTGGGAGAGGTGGGGGATCAGATTCAAGCCACTTACGTTTCTTAGGTTTTGTTTGTCTAAGAATCTTATGAGGAAATGGTTTTTTTATAGGATCAGGATCAATAGGATAATTGAGCCACGGTTCTAAGTCTTCAGGTTCTTCTACTTTTGGTGAAGTTTTTTTTAAACTCCAATTAACTGCTACTAACATCAATACTGCAAGTGGATCAAAGACTAATACGATCATGATGATGACCCAACGAACAGCCTTTTCCAGCATGTTTGCATCTAAGGTATCACCGTAGATTAATGCTGCTATGTACCTAATAGGACCAACCTCAGCCTCAATCTTACGGGCTTGAGATGCTATAGGTGCACGTTGTTCCTGTAACTTAACTATAGTAGTTTGCGCAGAAGCTATCTCGTTCTGTAACTTCTTACGTTCAGATGATTGTGAACGCCTGATCTGTATAGCTTTATCTGCACCCTTCTCATCCGTAGATCTACTTAACTTTTGATCTAACTGAGCATCCATTTGTGTTAATGCTTTACGAGCGGCATCAATGTTATCTCGTTCTGTCTTAATCTTATCATCAAAGATCTGTACTTGTGCTGACACGTCTCCAGCTGGGACAGCTTGATCTAAGTGTGCCTTTGATAAGAACCCAAAGATACCCATAGATGTAAGCATCATGAGGATAATGATAGCTACAGTGAAGTATGCTTTAAATGTTGTAGGTACTTCGTTCCAGTTTCTGTATAACCATGAGGCTACTACTAACTTAGATACTTCAAGGATACCGCCCATGATAATGATTGGGACTACGGCTGCAGCAAATATAGCTGTCAGACCTGCGATTGAATAGAATGCTGCGATACAGCTAAGTGATATAGCTGCAACGAACATTATACTCGTCATTGCTTTGTCGTTCATTTTTTCTTTCTAGCCCGAGCTTCTGCTATAAGAGCGTCTTGAATACGAATCTTATCGTCTTGAGCTTTAATAAGTTTGTTCTGTTCTTCTATTAATTTGAGTATTATTAAGTCTTCTTCATGTAGACCAATATTCTTATTATTAATTTCATTAAGTAATACTTCAACTGATCGCAACTTTGCATCATAGTTACTTAACTGAGAATAACACATGAATGCAAATAATGCTGATACTGCTGCTATCAAGGTTACGAATAAAAACGCAAATCTAATCTTCATACTTTATATGACTCCTATGTACACGACAATTAACGATCCCATTATACCACATATCGGGATGCTCAAGCACTTCATTTTGCATTTGGAACTTAGCCTCAAAGTATGAGGCTGTCCCCTTAGACAAACAAAACATTAGGATTTCCCGTTTAAACTTATCTTCTCCCAATGTTTTGACATCATCGATAACTTCTTTTGATGAAGACCAATAGGTCTTCCAGTCCGACTCGATCTTACTTCTGATCTTCTTTTTCTTCTTTGTGCCATTCTTAAGCTTGACTGTTTTAGTCGACGTCTTAGAAAACTTCGAAAGCTTTTTACCAATGTACTTTTTACCGGTGGATAAATTGGTGATAAGGTAAACAAAGCCTGTATATTTCTCATCAATCTCTTCAACTGGCTCTCCTTTATAATACCATGTCATTCGTCGTCTTCGTCTTCTTCAAATATGTCTGCGCCACAAACAGGACAAAATACAATATCTTCAATCGTAACGTCGTTAGTCTTAACGGTTACCTTACCTGTGGTCTCACAGTTCTCACAATGAAAATACTTTGTTGCCATTATTGGGCTCCTCCCCACACATCTTCCCAAGAACCTTTGATTGCACCTTTAGCATAATCAGTTACTCGATTCTCAAAGAAGTTACCATGCACAGGAGCGTTGATCATCTCTTCTACCCATGGTAATGGGTTCTTTTTAACTTTAAATATACCTTTAAGACCTAATGAGATGAGTCGTCTGTCAGCGATGTAACGAATATATTGTTTAACATCTTCTGGTTCTAACTCTCTCATATGCGTGCCGCTAAATGATAAATCAATAAACTTATCTTCTAGCTGTACCATCTTTTCTGCTATAGTATATATACGACCCTTCAAGTCGTCATTCCAGATCTCGTTGTTTTCTTTGATGAATGTCTTGAATAACTTAATCATGTTCTCAGCATGCATGGTTTCATCTACGATTGACCATGTAACGATCTGACCCATACCCTTCATAAGACCATGACGAGGAAAATTAAGTAGCATAATGAAAGAACTAAATAACTGCATACCTTCAGTAAATGCCGAAAAAACAGCAATGTGAGTAGCAGTGCTAGCTAGATCTCCATTCTTACTAGATAATTCAGTAACATAATCATGCTTATCCTTCATCTCTTGATATTCTAAGAATTCGTTATAAGTTGATTCAGGCATACCTAATGTCTCAATAAGATGTGAGTATGCTGCAATATGTAATGCTTCACGAGCAGCAAAGCCCATCAACATCATCCTTACTTCTGGTTGAGGGAAGTATGGTAGGTAGTTCTTAACATATCCACCTGCAACGTCGATATCACCTTGAGTAAAGAATCTAAAGATGTTAGTAAGGAAATGTTTTTCTTCCTTAGTTAGTTTCTTTTTCCAATCTTTTACGTCTTCTGCCATTGGAACTTCAGTATGCAACCAATGTGCTTGTTCATGTTTTAACCATGCTTCGTATGCCCATGGATAATTGAATGGCTTGAAATGATTACGTAGGTCTGTTAGTTTAGATGGCATCTTAGAAGTCTTTCAATTTTAATGTTGTTTTTTCTGCAGCATTGTTTGTTAATGCTGGTGAGAAGTTGATACCTGTCTTTTGTTCGATAGTCGCGACTGACACTGCATAGTTATCTATAAGTTTTGGGTCTAGCTTCTCGTTAGGGAATAGATAAGCGATCTGTTTACCAGATTTAGGATCAATAACGATCTTATATACATGCGATGGGATTGCAACTTTATTCATCATCTTTGGTTGTGCATCAAATAGAGTGCCAGTAATAACATACACTTCACCCTTAACTTGAACCCAATACCTAACATTCTCTTCAAGGTATTTCCAAATACCACGATTATTACCTGGTACTTGAGGCATCATGTTAGATAAGAAGAAAGATTCTGACATAGCCTTAGCACTAAATGTCATATCAGCTGCAGGAGCCACATGACCTCTATCAAAACCCATACCAGTATAGTCTGCTAGTGTTGCTCTGTGTTGTGCAGGGATTTCAGGATCTTCTCTGAAGTCATCCTTACGTGGAGCATTTTTTACTAGGTTTTCTACAGTGATATGTTCTACTGCATAGAACGGCACTTTTGTTACATAATTATAATTAACTGCATAAGCTGTACGACATAGATATTGATTATTACCTTCAGCTTTAACTGGTGCACCATAGACTACATGTTGCTTACACTTAGTGTCGATATCATTTGCTGATACTAATGATGCAAAACTTAATAATACTACTGCTAATAACTTTTTCATACTTCTCCTTTTAATTAACCTTCACATGCTAAACATGTGTCTCCGTCTGTCATTGCTTTAAGATCTATCTCAGCTATTACTTCACGCTCAATACGTTTAGATACTTTATCAGCCTTAGCGATCTTATCTGAACGACAATAATACATAGTCTTGAGTTTCTGTTTCCATGCCATAAAGTGTACTGCATGGATATACTTGATATTACTATCAGGTCTAAAGAATACGTTTAAGGATTGTGCTTGGTCGATATACTCTTGACGATCTGCCGCATGTTGCACCACCCATCGTTGGTCAATCTCCATAGAAGTCTTGAACACATCTTTGGTCCAATCGTCAAGTATATCCAGATGTTGAACTGAACCATCATTTGCAATAATCGAACTCCAAACCTCATCATACTTATCACCAGCTTTCTCCTTAATAATCTTATCTAAGTACTGGTTCTTATGTAAATGAGAGCCAGATAATGTATCTTGCCTATAAGCATTTGCTCTGAAAGGTTCTATTGACGGGGAAGTATTTCCCATAAGGATAGAAGAGCTAGCATTGGGAGCAATAGCCATAAGATGAGAAAAACGATTTCCAGTACCTTCGGCGTCAGGAGCTTCTCCTCTTTCTTTACCCAATTGCTGATTCGCTTTATCAAGGTTTGATCTAATGTGTGCGAAGATCTGTTTATTAAGTCCCGTTGCCATCGCACTTTCCCAGGGAGTATTTCTTCGCTGAAGCAAAGCATGCCAGCCAAGAGCACCAATCCCAATGCTCCGCTCACGAGAAGCAGAATACTTAGCACGCTTAATACTGCTAGGAGCATTGTCAATAAAATGTTGCAAAACATTGTCCAACATTTCTGCAACGTCTTTAAGAAAAAGTTTGTCATCTTTCCAATCATCATAATACTCCAAGTTTAAACTAGATAGACAGCATACTGCTGTACGTTTTTCATTAGTAGGTAAAATAATCTCTGAACATAAGTTTGATTGATGTACTTTCAATCCTTTATCTTTTAACCATTGTGGCAACTTTCTATTAGACTCATCGATGAAGTGTAGGTATGGTTCACCTGTAGTCATACGAAGTTCTAATAGTTTTTGCCATAATTCTTTAGCTGATACAGTCTCTGTAACAACACCTGAATGTGGATCTTTTAATTCCCATGAGTCATCTGCATCATGATCTAACATACACTTCTCAATGATCTCCATGAATGTATCAGGAATATTAACACCATGGTGTAAGTTCAAGCAACGCATGTTTTGGTCACCTGTCGGCTTACGCATCTCAAGGAACATTAGAATATCAGGATGTGATATATCCAAATAAGCAGCATAAC